AACATACTACAATGTTAGCATCATTAATTTAGAAAATCAAATTTATTTTTCTAGCAGTCGTTGTATTGGAATACCTTGGGATATTTCTTCAACGGTCCACTCGGTGTGACATAGATTTATAAACCATTCCGATCTATTAGGTAATTGGATATTTTCAATATTTTCAATTTTTGATGATACAGGATAGGCCAAACTTGATTGATCGCAAATAACCGGAGTACCATAAATGGGTGCCTGTACACTTGGACCGCTACAAAAATTTATCACGCAGTGATGATTGTAGTCTATGTTGAAGTCGTCGTATGTTCCAGTTATCATCCTTGGATAGTCAACACTAATATTCTTGCCCTGGGCAGCAGGTACTCTAAATCTTGGATGGGGTCTAACGATAATTGGACGATCAGTGTATTGTCTGACTTCTTTTATAATGTTATCTATCCATACTGTAACCGGTGGTTGCCCGCGCCATTGTAGGCTTCTTTCGTGCTGCCCTGCTATCAAAATCGTTTCGGCTCTTATTTGCCTGGTTTCGTGTAAAGATAAGCCCAGAGTAGCAGGACGGTCTAAATTAAGGTTTTTTTCATTTCCCCAGTGAGCTAACCTGTTGATATTGTTGAGAGAAATCTTCCACAAAACCCCTCTTTTCAAGGTTCCGACATCTATCACAAAAACAGGTTTTCCTTGTTTTCTATAGATTTCGTACACTCTTTGATTGCCCAACATTCGGCCTTGAAATAACACACTCCAAATTACGGCGGCATCGCAGTCTAGCGAGTTTTCTATAGATTCTATACCCAGTGCTTTACATCCTTCTAAAAAGGCCGCAAGCACCGGTTTAGAATTTAACGCAGATTGCCCTGGAAAATAAGCAAGTTTCATTCTGATTGAATATTCAAATCTTTCAATATTTGCTCATTGGTAACGCCGTCTTTTCTACCAGCCTTGTAGTGTTTTATATATGGGTCTAATACACTGTGTGGGAAAGGAGTTTTAATAAATTGGTCTGGATTTAATTCTAGCATCTTGGCTCCTTGACTCTCAAACTCCGAAACAACTGCGCCGTATACTTCTCCATCATAAAATCTTCTAAGATTTAATCCTAGATCTTTTAGATAGTATTCTTTGTATCTGGCTGCGAATTGTTTAAACATCGGGTGACGTTTGTTAACAATAAAAAATCCAGTTTCGCAACTAAAAGAATGGCGATTAGAGTTAGTTGGAGAAGGCCAATGATGCTTTACTCCAAAGTGTGTGCTCAATACATCTTGTGGTGATATCAAATTTAAAAATGAATGACTGAGTTCTCTAACGGTAACTGTATCAGCATCTAACCAGATTAATCGATCGCAGTCGATATTCTCCATAGCATGAATAACACTAAACGCTTTTTTAGCAAACTTAACGACATTTCTATTATCGTGCCTATCGCTGAATGTGTTAAATTCAGGAAGTTGATCCCATCCAATGTATTCGACATGTTTTTTCTTTTTTGGTTTTGCCATGTCTTCGTTATAAACATATAGAGGAATATCATCCGGCCATAGATGAGAAAAACTTTCTAAACATGCTTGACCGCAATGATCGTAATAAGCCTGACTAACTGATGTGATACATGCGAATGTTGTCATTTAATACTCCAATATGTTTCTTTTCTGTTGACGATTAAATCTGATGGTTTACTTTTTCCTAGAGTCTTTCTCTCACCTTTAAGATGATCAAGATAGGCGCCCCACTCACAATTGATCAGGGGATGTCCTTCGCCTTTGATTAGGCCAGCACTCCAGTTTAATTCTGTTAATTTAATTTTTGATCTAATTACATCAAATACAAAGCTATCATGCCATTCTGTTAATGTGAATATGCCGGTTTCTGCGTTGTCGTAGTAAGATTGAAAAGTTTTTAAAAATTCTCTAATCGGCGCAGCTTTTAAATTCATATAATATAATCCACACTCACTGAATTTTCTTTCACGACCTAAAAATCCTAACTCGACTGTACTAGGACACAGTTCTTCTAGTTTTTCTATAGTTATAGGACTATGGCAAAACATGTCAGCATCCATCCATAGTAACGCATCGGCATCAATGTCCTGAGCACATTTGAATATGGAGTATACCTTGTTTGAAAATCTCACAGCATCCCATCTAAACGGTTTGTGAGCATCTTTTCTAGAAGCTAAGTGTGGTATACTTCTAACATCACCGTTAGCTTTAGGTTCAGATTTCCACTGTTCTTTGAATCTAACTAAGTCATCATTTACTCCATGCGAATCATAGATGAACAAGTTAGGAGCTGTGATGTCTACATGGCAGTCTTCTGCGTAAACATGAAGCTCAACAGAGTTTGGCCATTCGGCTAGAAAACTTTCGATCATTCGTCGACCATATGTTTTATAGCCTTTTGCGTGAAATGTTGTACAGACAGCAAATTTTCTTGTCATAGATATTTTCTCATATGATTCCAAGCAACACCAGATTTTAAATCGTCGAAGTTCCAGTGGCTCATGCTAATTTTTTGAATCCACTCTAATCGTTCGGGCATTAGCGGATTTTCAATTTGACTTAGATCAGTGTTACAAACGTCAAATGCTTGACTATTTTTAGGCAATGGATCTGTCACAAACACAGGAATACCTTCAATTGCGCTAGCTACTCCTGGACTACTGTTATATGTAATCGTTGCCCAGGCGCCGCGGAGATCCTGTGATATATTTTCTTTATCGCTGATAAAGACCTTTGGCATCTTGATCTTTAGATAGTTTTTCTTTGCTCTATCTCCAGGATGGCCTCTAACAATAATATGCCTCTTAGAATGTTTTCTTATTTCTTCAATAGTTTGGTGTAACCAATCCATTACATCTAAGCCCTTCATAGACCAGCCGCCGTTTCGTTGTAGACAGATTAAAATATGATGACCTTCAGTCCGCCACGGTTGAAGATCGAAGTTTAGATCTGTCTTAATTTTTTCCCATCGTGCTGGATCAACTTCTGTATTAAAATAATTTCCGGCAATAGGAAATACATCGTCTAAACTAAATCTTAGATAGTTATTTGAGTTGCCTGGATCTTTGTACAAAAACAAATTACTATCAATAGCTAAAGTGTGACCGTTGTGTTTTTTCTGTTCTTCGATTATTTTTTTTCTAAAAATTAAATGCGGAACAGTTTGACTATTTTCGTGTACCCAACCCTGAATAACTGCTAGATCAGTTGGACGATAATCAAAATTGTAAACTTCGTTGACTGAGTCAGTGGGGCTATTTAAAACTCCCTTGGCGAAGTTTTCAAGTACTAGACGTTTTTCTGCTTTATTATTTTTAGGAGGAATTCCTGCGTAGTATACAGCAACTGAAGTCATTTAATATCCCTTTGTTGACAATACTCTGTGTAAATTCTTTCTCTATGCCATTCGTCACCCATTGGTGTGGTAGCAAAATCATGAAAGCTAGGAGTACCTAATGTATAGTGTAACAGTTTCGCATCAGGATTAGCACCATATTCGTCAGGTAACCAATTCCACTCTTTAGGTAGTTCTCCAATACGAGTGTCGTCTGTCCACTCAAATCTATGAAGGTGTGCGCCTGTGGATTTTTGAATATATTCAGGAGTTAGTTTTTTAGTTGGATAGTTACTACAATTAAAAATCATAACACTTGACCAATTCTTTCTAGGATAATCTTCATTCTTTGATCCTAGATATTTTTCTTTCATTTTAGTTTTATAGTCGTGTTTAACAACCATAATATCTTTACTCAAGTCTCGCAGTGCCCATAGTTCGGCAATATCTCCTCGAACAATCATGTCACCGTCTATGAAAATGGCTTGTCCTGTGTAATCCATTAAGTGCGGAACTAAGAAACGACTGTAGATAAACTGATTACTACCGTCAGTATGAGTTTCAGTGTAGTCTTTAAAATTATTCAATGCTAAAGGAATGATGCTGACTGGCACACTAGAGTTTCTAATAATGCTGTTAACGCAAACGTGATAGGCGATTGCTTCCCTTGGATCATAGCCGATAAAAATTGGAATAGTTTTCATTTTCTTTCTATGTCCTCTTCTATACAATTATTACCGTATTGTATTTCTATAATTTTTAGAGGCTTATCAGTTTTATTTTCAAGTTGATGCCATTCAGTAACGTTGATAGTTTCTTGTTTGTGAAGTTTAAGTTTTTTCTCGCCGTATTCCCAATTAACTGTAGCTTCGCCTTCTCCTACAAACCATAATTCTGCTCTGTGCTGGTGTTTTTGCATACTTAATTTTTTACCTGGATCTACGGTAAGTTCTTTTACTTTTAATCCTGGACCAATTGTATGAAGCACACGATAGTATCCCCACGGACGTTCGGTCTTGGGAGTTTTCCACTCTTGAAGTATCCACGAACTTGAGTTCTTTTTATCCTCTCCGCCTACACCGAATACAAATTCTAAATTGCTATCGTCAATGTCCATTTCTGGAATATTAACGGCTGTACGATCACCGCCGTTGGCAAAAATAATTTTATCTTGCGGATAACTTTGCCGGACCATTTGTATGGCATGTTTAGCTGTGCCGTCACTGTCATTAAAATCTATAACAAAATCTACACCCACAAGGTTACGTACAATAGTTGAACGTTCCATGTACGGCATGAACGGAGCACCTTTTTTACGACTTAGCCATGCGTCGGAGTTGATACCGACTACAAGTATGTCGCCTAATTTCTTTGCTGCTTTAAAGTAGGCAATATGACCCGAATGAAGAGGATCAAATCCGCCTGTGATCAGTACAATTGTTTTCATTTAAATCCTTTGTTTCTTTCAACGTTCCACGCAATAGCACATTTCAAACCGCTGTCTTTTACATCATTTACAACAATGCGTTCGCCTAATGGTAAATCAAATAAAGCAAGATTATATCTAATATCGTTAGCATCTAAAAAATTTAAAGTTGCTGCTCTGTAAATTTCTGATCGTCCTGTAGTGATAATAATAAAATCGTCATTGGGAATTGTAGCCCATAGTTCTTTAACACCGTCTAATAATCTGTCCTGGCCGCCTATATGAGCGTTATGATCTAAAATAGTGCCGTCTAGATCAAAAAACCACGTGTGAGATAAAGTACTTAATTCAAATGGTATCATAGTTTCTTTAATCCTTGTTCTAGATAGAATAATCCTAAATAAAAACTGCTTATCACACTATCGATATCGTCTTTGGCGTACCCGCTAAGAGATAACCAGATTAGTCCGTGTAATACTTCGATCTTTGCGAGATCTTTTCCAAAGAATTCAGCAAACACTTCTTTCCCTGTAACTAAAAATTTTGATTCTTCCATCAAAATTTCTGCGGTTTCGCTATCAACATGAAGTTTAAATTTTTTACGATTAAATGTATCGTACCCACCAATAGCACTGTAGTATACTTTGGCAAAATCATACATTGGGTCGCCCCATATCCCGGGTTTAGAAAAATAGCCTCGTGGATCTATAAACCATGTACGTAAATTTTTATCGATCAAACTGTTGCTAAATGTTGGATCTCCGTGTATTGGTGTAAAATATTTAGGATTTAAACTTTCAAATATTTTATCAAAAATACTTAGATCTGAAAACACATTTTTACACTTTACGCCATTAATAGTAAAAGATTTCTGATTGAAATTAGGAATAATATTTGATACACTATGAACACGATTTATTGTTTTTGTAATATATGTTTCTTTTACATCTTCTTCAATACTAGGTTGTGTTCCAAGATTGTGTAAGTGTGTTAATGATTCAAGATAGTCGGCTAATACAGCACGTTTTTCTCGTTCTGACAAATCTAGCATCTGGTAAGCATGATTACCGTGTATTCTTTCCATGCGGTACGGATTAACTGAAATAATTTTTGGAATTCGTCTAAATCCTAAATCACTAACACTTTTATACCATGACTGTTCTTTTTCGATCAAATGCGCATAGTCTAAATCAATTGCTTTTTTAGTAACAGTGTCTTCTCCAATAACTACTTCATTGAAAAATCTACTAAACCCTGCTCTGTCATTTTGCGTTTCAATAGAAGAAAAGTCTCCTAGTTCTTCTAGGTCATTACACACTACAGTTTTGAACTTAGGCACATTGAGGCTGAACCACTTAACAAACTCTCCGCTAACAGGAGGCTCTGGGAAATACTTCTTTGCTTCGGCATAAAATATTCCCGGAATTCCGTTAGGACCAGGTTGTTCTACAAGTTTTCCATCAACGCCTTGAGTCCATCGACAGGTAAATGCGTTAGTAGTGACCACTACCGGGTCAGTAGTATTAGGAAGAGTTGGTAACTCTCCGATGATCAGATCGCTCCATGTAATCAACAATTGAGAATCTTCGGGAATTTCTGATAGTGTTTCTACTATACCAGCTAATGTTCCTTTTTGATCTGTTTTGTATAATTTAAATTTAGCAGCTGGAACATTTACATCGAGATACTTTTCGAGCTGATCAAAAGCGTAGTCTCCGATAATATGAAATGTTGCTTCTGGAAATCGATCAAATAGATGATAGAGTAGAGGCTTCCCTCTAACTGAAACTAAACACTTTGGTTTATTCCATGTATGGTGACGAAGTCTGCTACCTCGTCCTCCGGCTTGTATAACTATATGTAGATTTTTCATTATGTGAGTATTTAACCTATAAATACTTGCCAAGGAATTATAATGAAAGTATTTTTAAAATTTAACAGAGATACTACATCGGCAAGGATATGTTTGGATCACTGGCTTCAAATATTTGCCGACGACGATGTGACAATTATTTGTGATTTAACCAATTTAAAAACTGAAGGTTTGCCAAAAAGGATTGATGATATAACGATCCCTATTGTAAACACTACATACTCATTGGCAGATAGGTATAAAAATTGTTTTGGTGGCGGCAAGGGAGAAATATGGCGTAAGGCCGGCGCAGCCAACTTAACCGCTTATCGATTAGCAAGACCCGATGACAAATTTTGGCTAATTGATGCCGACGACACAATGTTTGTTTCGACAAATTTTAGAGATTTGAGAAAGAAACTCCACAGAGCTGAAAAATATTTTGATAAAAATAAATTAGACGGGTTTTCAATAGATTTTTACAGAGAGCTTGTAAACGATCATTGGAGTTTTGGAGTAGCACTGCTTTCAACACATACTAGACTTAATCTATTAACTGATGTCACTCCCGAAGAGCAGCGAGAGCATATAAAAGAAATTAATCTAGACGGAGCATTCGATGTGCTTCGACGAAAAAATATCTATAATTTACAAAGTTTTGTTTTAAACGATATGTTTTTTCATCATCATGTAGATAGACCCAAATTATCATACGGATTGTATTATTGGACCAATAATTCTATTTGGAATAAAGTTCCACTACTAGCGGATATTGTTATTTTTTAGACAATATCGCAGATTCAATAATGTGTAGTATATTTTCTAAAGAATATTGATTTGACCAAACGTATTCGCATTTATGATTAATATCTCTCAGTAATGAATCATCATGAAATTTATTAAATGTGATAAATGTTTTATTTGGATCGAATACATTATTTTTAGTTAGGCAAAAAATAAAGGGTCCTGAATTTCTTCCTACAATAATATCACAAAATTGGCTAAAATACGAAATTTCATTTAAATCACATTTTGATCTTGACCAGTCGACACGACTAGGTGCGTGATTATAATCGTCGGGTATTACATCGTCTGTAAAACAAATATTAGATTCGACAGAGTTGAATCTACTTGTACAATAGAATTCCCAATCTTTAAATTTTTTAGCAAGTTGAATAATAACATTTTCCATATTGCCAGAAAACGATTGATTTGATTTTACTTCTCCGTTTGAAAATAAAATTTTCTTCTTAGTTGATGGATTTTTAATTTTTTCTGTGTTGAATACAGAAAAGTCGATATCAGCAACATACTCGTCGATGGGCTTTAGTTGTAAATCGGACTTGTACGATATATTTAAAATATCAAAAATATATTTCCACTGAGCTCGTAATCTATAGTGATTTATCCCATGGATTGATTCTATAGGTAAAGATATTTGATTTTTTTTAAATGCTTCAATCCATGTATTAATAAACAGTGTATTATTATTTTGAAATAACACCGGCATTCCTTTACCATTCTTTCCTAATGCTGATGGTAATTGTGTTAGTGGTATGTTTAAATCCTTTAATACTTTTTCGTGATTGAAATGATAATACTCAAAGTTAACATTTTTAACTTCTTGAGTAATTTGTCTCACATATTCTTTTGACGAAAATAAATCACCATTGTGAAAATACTGAAAAAATACAATGCTATTTAGATAACTCATAATGTTTTAGCCAATTATGATAAATTTCAAAACCTTCGTCGATATCTACTTTTGGATCAAATCCAAAATCTCTGCGAGCTGCTGTGATGTCCAATGCGCCACGACTAGGAAAGTCGGCATCCTTTTCTCGAAGTTCTATGCTGCCATTGCCCACTAACTTGATTGCTAATTGAGCAGCTTCATATAAAGTTTTACTGTGACTTTTTGTTATGTTATAGGTTTTGTTTAATGTGTTTGGTGATTCTAATGCCTGGACAATACCGGTAGCAGCATCGTCTACATAAGTGAAGTCTAGTGTTTCATTAACACCATTAACCTTAAGAACTCCGCCACGCATGGCAGTTAATAAAAACTTGCTGATTACACGATCTTCGACATCGAGCGGACCGTACACAGCACTCGGCCTAAAGACGGTGTAGTCAATACCTTTTTTAACGTAATCTCGAATTAGCCATTCGCCGGCAAGTTTCATAATGCCGTATTGTCCTTGAGGACGACATATAGCTTCTTCAGTTACAAAGTCTTTGAAATCACCATAGACCATTGAACTGCTAGTATATAAAAATCTATGGCAGTTATATTTTACAGAAGATTCTAATAAGTTTAATAGACCTTCCATCATGACTCGAGCGCCAGCGGCAGGATCTGCGTTTACTACTTTTTGTCTAGGAAAACTAGCTAAATGAATCACAGCATCGGGTGCGTAGTGTCTAAACAACCATTCTACGCTGTCCCTATCACTAACATCAATCCTGTGTATTTTTTCAGTTTTTATAAACTGTAATCGTTCTGAAATTAGATAGTCAATTTCAGACTGTGGGATACTACCGTAGTTTGTTCTAGTGTCAGTAATGATAACATCATGACCATTACTTTCTAATTTCTGAACAACATTATGCCCAATTAGGCCAAGGCCGCCTGTTACTAAAACTTTCATAAGGTTGCGTCTTCTAGCCCTGCTGTGCGTAGTTTAACAATGTTAGAAACTTGCCATTGTTTGATGTCGAGTGCTTTGATAATTCCTAGCCACTTGTTGCGTAACAGAGCAAAGTCGTTAATGATCTTTTCAAAGTCTACAACGTCTGCTTCACCTTCTACGAACTTTTCACAGTCCCTAGAAGATAAAGAGCGTTGATAGTTTTCAAGATACTTGCGAAAATGTTGACTACGAAGTCTACGAAGTTCGATATTGAGATATTCTAAAATACCTTCAATTTCTTGGAGTTGATTAAATCGGTTTTCAACAATACCGGGCATGTTAGCTGAAGCCCTTTCAATATTGCCAGCTATGCGTACATCCTGTTTAGCCGCTAGTAACTCAGCTTCATAGTATGCTACAGCATTGGGAATATTTGAAATATCTTTTGAAACTCGATCATACCAATTCATTTATTCCTCATCTTCGTAATAGTCAGCGTCATCATCTTCAACTTCGCTGCCGTCAACAGCGTAATCGATAGCATCGTCAAGATATGGGTCTATGCCCATTAAACTCTCTAAGACACTATCTTTAATGCCGTAATCTAACAATGTATTAACAAAGTCAGCGGCAACATCTTTGCGATGTTTTTCTGGAAGGTGTTCAACAACTACGTTCCAAATGTCGGCAATTAAGTCTTCTTTCATTCTGCGGTCTCCGTTTCAGATTCATTAGTAGTTATCTCTGAATTAGATTTTTCTCCGTGTTTTGAAATATCTGCCATAGCAATGTCAAGACCGTCTTTCTCGTTCTTTTCCCATGCTTTGCGGAACTGCTTGATAATCTCACCATCTGAAGTTGTGTAGACTAGACTGTTACCTTCTTTTTTAAGCAACCCTTTAGCTTCAAACAAGTCGACTAATCCGCTATATGGACTCATACCTGTTTCATAAGGAATCTCAACCTGTACACTTTCAAACGGTTTTGCGTAACGAGTTTTCATAATCTTACAAGCAGCACGAATACCTTGAACAGTTGAAGTTTTATTACCATCAGAGTCAAGTTTTAACTTGAGTTTACGCATAGCAACAACAATAGAGCTAGCGTAGATAAAGCCTTGGCCACCGCTGATCTTGTCATCTGGATCAAACATATCTTGTGAAGCGTATGTGTGATTAGTTGCTACTAGACCAATGCCTAGTGATCCAAACATGTTTACACAATTACGAACAAGTGCTGTCAGTGCTTTAGGCTTACGGCCCATATCACCTTTCAAATCACCTGCCTGGAATTGATTAACATCCGTTGGAGTCAACAACATACCCAGGCTGTCAATAACAAACAATACTTTTGGACGTTCGTCTTCGGGCATTGTTTTGTATTCTGCAACAAATTCTGTAATAGTCTTTGCCACATCGTCAATCATAGCCATATTAAGTTTTAACAACTTTTCTGGACTTGTATCAACGTCAAGTGCGTGTAGCCATGCTTCGTCGAGTGCATTTTCTGTATCAATTAAGATTGGAAAAATGCCTGCTTTTTGTGCGTTTGCTACTAGATTGCCTGAGCAGATAAATGATTTACCTGCACCGCTTTCACCGGCAAATACTGTGACCTTGCCGAGTGGAATACCTTTTTTAAAGTCTCCGCTGATAAGA